AAAAGTTGTCAGCGATCTTGCCTTGCGACACGTCGACATCGCGCCACTCACCAGGACGGTGCGGAGAGTCGTCGCCTTTAACACGCAGTCCCTCGGTCTTAAATCCACCAGGCAGGTTGGCCAGAATGCCAGCGTTGATCAACTGGCGTTGAATTGATGTTGCGGCCTTCGAGGATCCGCCGATAAGGTGCAGCAGCCCGAGGCCATACGCTCCCATACCAATGATGAAGTTGTACTGGGCAAACCACAGAATCTTCCGCTTGGTCGGATCGTCTTCTTTCCAATTGCGGTAGATCGAGTATACGTTTCCCTTATCATCAACCGTGACAATATAAGGACGAGCAATACCATCGTCGCCATTGAACGCTGGAAGATCGATATCGCAATGCGCCTCATACAGCAGCACGTCGTCGCTATCCACGGTGGTCGATGACGGAGACTGCTGCTTGATTTTGTCTACAGCCTCAGTCAGATCGTCGCCGTTGTCGGGACTATCCTCTATCTCGATGTCGCGGTAAACACCAGCCACCTGCAACTTGCGGATCTCGTTCTTCGGCAGGCGCATCCGTTCGGCGTAGCGAGATGCCGACTGCAGACTGCTCGCTGAATACGGGAGAATGAAGTCGTTTGCGGGGACGTATTTCGCGCACTCGCGCTGATACACCTCGTCGTAGTAGCCCTTGCGGAACGAGGATCCGTACACCGCCAGACCAAACAACAGCTTCTCTGTCTCCGTCCGGTAGTCTTCCATCTTCTCAGTCAGAAGGAAGTTCATGTACCCAGACTCGCGTTCAGCCTGGGCCATGCGCTCGTCGGTCACCTCGCCGATGATCTCAGCCTTCACCGGGCCGGATGCCGGGAAGATTTCCATGATGGCGTTCGACTGGAAGCGAATCACCGCCTCGGCCAGCATGGGGTGGATCAGGTTGCACGAGTTCGGCCAAGGGTCGCTTACCTTGACATCAGAGATGCCAAGCAGCGGCAGGCGCTCCTTGATCGTATCCTCCCATTCCTTACGGGAGTTGATGTCGTCCTCGATGTTCTGGATGATGTCGAGGCCGATCTTGCGCAACTCGGTATCATCAATGAACTTGGCAAGGTTGGAGAGGTGTTCTTCCGGTTCACTTTCTTCCCCTTCCTCGCCGATCTCGACCGACCCATCCTCCAGTTCGATCACAACGCCCGAAGGCCCTTCAATCTCAATCGAGACTTCAGGGCCTTCTTCGAGCGGGATAAGGGGGGAGGTGACGCGATCGAACAATCTTTAGCCTTTGGTCGAGATTTCCAAAAAGACCCCGTTCGGATTGGGCGAGAAGTACATCCGCACCAGGAGGGCCACGTTGCACAAGCGCGTATCAAACTGATAGAAGTAATGCGCCTTCTTGCTCGCCGGGAACCCGTCAGCCGTGATCTCTTCCGCCGGGATGACATTCGCAACCGTATTCTGCATCCCGCTAGGGATGGCCACCACAGCAGGCGGCACAAAGGTCAGCGGAGAGTTCGCCTTCCAGACCTTCTCCATCAGAGGCACAAACGCCTTCGCCTGATCCAGATTAGCCAATTCGTTCAGGTTGATGCCAGTAAACAGGTTGGCGTACTTCTCCAACGGGTCCACTTTAGGTGCGGCAATGATGTCATCGAAGATCGAGGTATCAGTTTTGCTCATAATGCCTGCTATCGGTATAACACTAATAGTATTGGCGGTCAACTGGAGCGTACTCTTCCTCCTCCTCGTCGAGCTTGGATTGGATAAAGCCACCCATTCGGAACCGCAATAGCGCCTGGGTCATCGAGTCGACCAAGTCGTCATGCTCTCCGTTCGGGAAAAGAGCGAACTCTTCGATTAGATCCTCAGCCCAATGCCGCGCCGGTATCCATATATATCCACTTGCGAACAGGTCACTGATGGCGTTCACGCGGGACAGCTTGTCGCCAGTCCTCGATGTCGGCGTATAGTCGGACATCGGTATCCCCATTTTCCGCATGTCGTTCAACAGAGGCAGGCCAGCCGCCTTTGCTTCGATAATACAGGTGTCAGGCTGGAACTGCTTGTACTTCTCCAGCGCCTTAATTTTGAGGTCCGAATACTCCAACTTCCACTTCTGCGCATCCAGCACGATGACGTTGTAGATCGACTTGCCGTCCTCATTGGTGCTGGTGAACACGCCAACCGTCACGCAAGCTGAGTAGTCGGATCGGGTGTTCGCGGTATACGCTGTGTCCCACGACTGGATAACGTACTCGCACTTCGGCGGCGGAAGGTTATGGTCAATCTCCCCAAGTTCGATCGATCCGTCCTGCTTACGGATACTCCTCTGCCCCCATATTTTCCAGAACTCACGCTTGATGATGGCGCTCTCGTCGGACCTAGGGTCTTGCAGGTACTGGGCGTACCACTTCCAAGACGGGAGCGTGGCTTTCAGCTTCAGTAGTTCACTGACAGGCCATCTCTGCGGCCATAAAGAGTCGTAGGATGGCTGTCCATCTGCGTCAAGTACCTGCTTCCCGTTCTCATCCGTCTTCTCAAGTAATGCTGGCAGTTCGATAATTTCCCATTGATCGCCGTCTCGCTTGACCTTCATGTCATCCATCAACCTGCCGACGAGATCGAATGGTGCCCAACGCTGCATCACGATGATGATCGACCCACCCGGTTCAATACGGCCACGGATAGAGGTGAACCAGTTGTATACCTTCTCGAAGTCCTCCTTCGATGGCATCTGGTTAGCAGCACCTTGGTTGACGATAGCCTGCTCGGATATGGGATCGTCCAGGATTAAAAGGTGCGCCCCGCGCCCGACCACCGTGCCGCCAGCACCGACAGCGAAGTATCGACCACCCTTGTTTGTGTTCCAACGGCCCTTGGCTGACGAGTCCGCAGCAAGCGACACGCCAGGGAATACCTTCTTGTAGTCCTCGGAGTCGACAAGGTTTCGGATCTTGCCGCCGAAGTCTTCAGCCAGAGACTTGACGTTCGACGCTTGGATGATGTGCTTTTCTGGGTGCTTGCCGATGTACCACGCTGGGAATAAATAACTTAGTCTTTCTGAGTTGTGCGTAACGATAAAGTTACGGCCACAAAGGAACAGCCCGTCGCTGGCCTCGACTTCAATGCAAACCGTATCCCCTCGACCATATGGTTCAACATAAAGCATCCTGAGGCCGAACTTCTTCGCGTCTCTACTCCGATCTCGCTTCCTCGGCAAAGAAGCTGCGTCTTGCATGAAGAAGGTGACTTGGTGGCAGTCCATATACCGAACTCCGTTAAGAACACCCTTCCGTGTGTTTATCGATGCCTTAACTCCTAGGCTGTGGACTAGCGACGCAACCTGCTCTGCGATATTCCTATCAGTTGAATGGTACAGGCAGATTCCGCTCTTCATCACTTCGCCGTCTGTATCCATCAATCCATTTAGCAAATCCATCCGCTGCCGAACTGACGAGAACAGGTACTCATCCGGTATATGCTTGTTCCTGATCTGCATGGTTTTGTGCAGCACATTACGAAGACCTCGAAGAGTCCACCCCTTGCCGTCTCCGTGAGGAGTAGCATCAACCCCGCGCTCTCTAATCTTCTGGATGATGAACTCGGCATCTGGATAACACTTAGTGATCGTATTGCCGCAACTGTTGCCATCGCCAATCCACACCCCAAAAACGTATGGGTCGATAGGCAGTTCTCGCTCTGGCAATTCTATTGGACCCCAAGATGGAATCGCTGGCGGTCTCGATTCTCCATTAACACCGCTCTCTCTCGTATTTTGCCTGTCTGAAACCCAAGCAGATGTTCGGTTGGACCATTTTTTTGATTTTCGGTCAACGCGAACTGTCCAAACATGATTCTCGTCCGATAGGACGCTATATCCATCACTTGTAGTCGCTCGATACAGCGGTCTATCAACGAACACTTGAGACTTGCCAATCACACGCGTCGGCTGACCGTCTACCCCGAAAACAAAATCGCCAACTTCAAGATCAACTATTCGCTTAAACCCAGATGGAGTCGGTATCGGCGTGTTTATTTCCAGAGCTTTGCCGAACCGAGGCGGAAGGCACACGATCGCGCGTACAGGCTCCCCGGCATCGATGCGATGAAATATCTTCTCCAGTTCATCGAAGTGCGGCCCTGGAATATTCCCCGGCCACATCTCGTTCACGAAGTCTTTGAAGAACAACCGGCACCGATCGCGAGTCTGCAGTTCCTTCAGCTTCGCCATCTTCTCAAACACGATCCGGCGCTTGTCGTCAGGCAAGCCCATGACCGCATCGTGCAGCGCCTGCGTGCCGATCTTCTGCTTAATGGCCCTCTGAATCTCCTCCATCGCGGCGAGTGATTGCCGCGCTCTCATGTCTGGATCTACGACAGCTTTCTTTTTCTTCAGTGGTGGCACTCGTCTGCATTATACCTCTTGTGTTTATCAACGAGATTCACTACAATAACTATAGATGTGGCGCAAACAAAGCGTAGAGATTG